ATCGCGTCAATGAAAAAGTTCGTCAATAAAAAAGTCGGACTTGACATTGCTCACGATCTTAACTTAGACAATCCTACCGAGGTCAAAGAATGGATTCCAACTGGCTCACGCTGGTTGGATTCTATCATTTGTCGCGGTGAGATGGCCGGTATTCCCGTTGGGAAGATTACCGAACTCGCTGGTTTATCCAGTGCTGGCAAGTCCTATATGGCGTGTCAGATCGCTGCACAAGCACAAAAGATGGGACACTGTGTTGTTTATTTCGATGCTGAGTCCGCAATCGATCCAAACTTCCTCAAGAGTTCTGGTATCGATATCAATGATGATTTTTTATATATCCAAGCAGTATCCGTTGAGAAAACCTTGGAAACCATTGAGGATCTAATGAGTCAATATCCCGAGACACAATTTTTGTTTATTTGGGATTCCATCGCAGCAACTTCTTCCGAGAAGGACCTCGAAGGTGACTTCAATCCTCAATCGTCAATGGCTGTGAAGCCCCGCATCTTCGCAAAAGCTTTCCCAAAGCTTACTATTCCATTGGCAAATCAGCAATGCACACTATTGCTAATCAACCAACTTAAGACGAACATTACTTCAAACGTCGCAGAAGCCATGACAACTCCTTTTGTTGCTCCCGGCGGAAAGGCAATTGAATACTTCTGCTCTCTTCGTATCTGGCTTACAAAGCGTAAAGCAAAAGCTGCACATGTCATCGATGATTCTGGTCTTCGTATCGGATCTGAAGTGAAAGTAAAGGTTGAGAAGTCCCGTTTCGGATCCGAAGGTCGCACATGTGGCTTTAAGATTCTCTGGGGCAAAGATGTGGGAATCCAAGATGAAGAATCATGGCTTGAGGCACTAAGAGCATCTGGCTCTGATCGTTTCAAGGCAGGAGCATGGAACAAGTTATATAGCCGAGACGGAAAGGAATATAAATTCCAACGATCTCAATGGTTAGATAAGTTGAAAGACGATGAGTTCCGCTCTGTTGTATTCGACATCATGGATGAAGAAATCATTAGAAAGTTTGATTCCGAAGGCAAAAACTTTGGAATTGACGAAGAGTCCAACGAAGGTTAATCCTGAAGGAACTCTCAATAACCCCTTGACTTCGGTCTTGGGGTTTTTTGTATTTTCTACTTGACAATCTCTTCAATATGTGCTATAATATAAATACAACTTGGAGGATAAATGAAAAACGTTATTATTATTGACGCGCTGAACATGTTTCTGCGCTCTTATGTTATTAGCCCACACATGGACCGCAAAGGTAACCCTGTGGGGGGCACAATTGGCTTTCTGAAGTCACTACAGAAGGTTGCTAGGGACTTTAACGCTGACGAAGTTATTGTCGCTTGGGACGGCCATGAGGGCTCTCAACGTAAGCGTTCTATGAACAAGGATTACAAGGGAGGTCGTAAGCCTGTGAGATTCAACAGGCGAATGATTGATTTACCCGAGGATAAAGAAGAAGCCAACAAAGGATATCAGCAAGTAAGATTGATGGAATATCTCAACCAAATGCCCGTAATCCAACTTATTGCCGATTTTACAGAAGCGGATGATATTATTGCGCACGTAATCAATCACAGTAGGTATAAAGATTGGCACAAGACAATTATCTCTTCTGACAAAGATTTTTTTCAACTTTGTCGCGAGGACGTGTCTATTTATAGACCAATCCAAAAAAAGACGATGACGCTGGACTCCATCATTGAAGAGTTTAAGATTCATCCAAAAAACTTTGCATTGGCTCGAGCAATTGCTGGAGATCCTTCAGACAATTTACCGGGAATCAAAGGTGCTGGTTTGAAAACTATCGCGAAACGCTTTCCATATCTTGTTCGAGAGGATGAGTATGAAGTTTCTGACATCGTCAGAGATTGTGCGATGCAAGGTAAGAAACTTAAGATTCACCAAAATATCGAGAAAGAAGAAAAACTATTAAAAGAGAATTATAAGATCATGCAATTGTATTATCCAAATATCAGACCAATGAATAGAGAGTTGATCACAAAGGCAGTAAATGACTTTGAACCTTTCTTTGATAAAATAAAATTTACACAAATGCTTTTTGAGGATGATGCCGGTCATCTCAACTTTGAAACACTTCAGGCAATCATGAGGAATGTAAAAAGATGAGAGATTCTCTAAAAACTCTATGGATATCTATAATGTGGTTGTTAGATACTGCGATGTTTTTTTGGTATCTTTATTATCTTTGGGCATTTTTTTTGGAAAGTCCATTTTTAGCAATAATAGCCGGATGGTTTTTAACTCCATTTTTCATGTTATTTGATTATCCGTGGATAGTAATACCATACATAATACTGATGGAGCTGACTATTAGAATAAAAATATAAAAAATTACTTGACAACCACATCAAAGTGTGTTATATTATAAACATAATTCGGAGGACAATATGAATATAAAGGAAAATGAAAGTTTTGTCAGATTTGGCAAAAACTTCCAAGAAAAATTAGCACAACTTATGCTTGAGGATCGACCATTTTTTGATCAGATTATGGAGGTCTTGGATATCAACTTTTTTGATAAAAAGTATCTTCAAATCTTCACTCAGACATTGGTCAATTATAGAAACAAATATAATACACATCCAAATTCTGAAGTAATGATGTCGTTGTTGAGAACAGAGTTGAATCATCATGACAAAGCAACTGCTCAAGCCGTTAGAGAGTTCTATGCTCGTATCCACACATCAGACGGAGTCGAAGAGGCAGAATACATCAAAGACAAAGCAATTGACTTTTGCCGCAAACAAGTGCTGAAAGGCGCAATGATTAAGTCAGCATCTTTGTTGCAATCATCATCATTTGAAGAGATCGAGAAAGTGATCAAGGAGGCCCTAGTTCTTGGAACCGACAATAACTTCGGCCATGACTTTCGCAAAGACTTGCTTAAACGCTTTGAACTTATTAGCAGAGATCCAGTGTCAACTGGATGGCCTCGTATGGATGAGATTTGTAAAGGAGGTCTTGGCAAGTCTGAGCTCGGAGTTGTTATTGCTCCCACCGGTGCTGGTAAGTCTATGGTTCTGGTTCATCTCGCGTCTCGTGCGTTACTCGAAGGGAAAACTGTGGTCTATTATACACTCGAACTTAAAGACACCGTCGTGGGCCAAAGATTTGATTGCTGCATCACAGACGTTCCTTTGCAAGAGCACAGAATGAGACAAAAAGAAATTGTTCAGAAAATTAAAGATATTGAGGGCACGCTCATAATTAAAGAATATCCAACAAAATCAGCTTCGGTCCAAACTCTCAAGAATCACATTGAGAAGTTGCGAAAGCGAGGAATCGAACCTGACATGGTATTGGTAGATTACGCGGACCTTTTGCGTCCCGTTAGGAGTTCAGGTGAAAAACGACACGAATTGGAAGAAACTTACGAAGGCCTTCGAGGACTTGCTCAAACCTATGAGTTTCCCATTTGGACCGCTTCGCAAACCAATCGTGGGGGTCTCAACGCGGAAGTCATCACGATGGAAGCGATCTCGGAAGCGTTCAACAAATGCTTCGTAGCAGATTTTATTTTTTCCCTGTCTCGAACGGTACAAGACAAGCAGCAAAATCAAGGTCGCTTATTCGTTGCTAAGAACAGAAATGGACCTGACGGATTAGTATTCAATGCTTTCGTCGATTGGTCGGATGTCTCCATCAGAATTCTTGATCGAGACGAGGGTAGCAAGCCCATGATGTCAACATCAGAACATATGCAAATACTAAAAGAAAAATATTCAGAACTAAAAGGCAAATAGGAGAACCAATATGGACTTAGAAAAAAAGATTCTTTCAGATATCACCGTACACATGAAGTATGCGAGATACTTAGAAGATAAGCAGCGACGTGAAAACTGGGACGAATTAGTTACCAGAAACAAGCAAATGCATATCAAAAAATTTCCCAGTTTACAGGAAAAGATTATGGAAGCATACGAGTTTGTTCACGATAAGAAGGTTCTTCCTTCAATGCGCTCAATGCAGTTCGGAGGCAAGCCAATTGAGGTTTCTCCAAATCGCATCTTTAACTGCGCTTATGCGCCTGCTGATGATCCTCGAGTGTTCGGAGAGATCATGTTCTTGCTTCTTGGCGGAACTGGTGTTGGTTACTCTGTTCAAAAGCACCACGTCGACTCTCTACCAGAGATTCGTAAGCCATCAACAAAGAGAACTCGTCGTTTCTTGATTGGCGACTCAATCGAAGGTTGGGCTGATGCTGTCAAGGCATTGGTCATGTCTTATTTCAAAGGCACATCAAAGTTACGCTTTGACTTCTCGGACATTCGACCAAAAGGTGCGCGTCTGGTTACATCAGGCGGTAAAGCTCCCGGTCCTCAACCATTGAGAGAGTGTCTGGTAAAAGTGGAGGGAATTTTAGATGCAAAAGAAAACGGAGACAAACTTTCACCCATTGAGGTTCATGATATCATCTGCCACATTGCGGATGCGGTTCTGGCTGGCGGTATTCGCCGCGCCGCTCTCATTTCTTTGTTCTCGGCTGATGACGAGGAAATGCTCGGAGCAAAAGCTGGGGCATGGTGGGAGCTCAACCCACAACGAGGAAGAGCAAACAACTCTGTAGTTGTTATGCGACACAAAATCGATGAGCCGACGTTCATGGATCTTTGGAAGCGTGTCGAGGAGTCACGTTCCGGAGAGCCCGGCTTTTATTTCTCCAACGACAAAGAGTGGGGATGTAACCCTTGTTGTGAAATTGGGCTTCGACCTTTCCAGTTTTGCAACTTGGTCGAGATCAATGTATCAGATGTCGAAGACCAAGAAGACCTAGAAGCCAGAGCACGCGCTGCGAGCTTCATAGCGACCCTTCAGGCGTCTTACACCGACTTCCACTACCTGAGACCTATCTGGCAACGCACAACGGAAAGAGATGCCCTTATCGGCGTTTCTATGACGGGTATTGCATCAGGAAACGTTCTTGACCTTGACATGTCAAAAGCTTCTTTGGAAGTTTCTAAAATGAATCGTCAAGTCGCAATGCAAATTGGCATCAAACCTGCTGCTCGTCAAACCTGTGTTAAGCCAGCAGGAACAACTTCTCTTACTCTTGGCACGTCAAGTGGAATCCATGCTTGGCATAATGATTTCTATATTAGACGACTTAGAGTTGGAAAGAACGAGGCAATCTATTCATACCTAGTGAATAATCTTCCAGAATTGGTCGAAGATTGCCGTTTCCGTCCACATGACACTGCTATCCTATCCGTGCCTCAAAAAGCTCCTGAAGGGGCAATTACGCGCCACGAAACAGCACTTGATTTGCTCGAGAGAGTAAAGAAAGTTTCTAATGAATGGATCAAAACAGGTCATAAAGATGGAAACAACACTCACAACGTTTCAGCGACCATCACCATCAAAGATGATGAGTGGGAAACCGTTGGAAATTGGATGTGGGAGAACCGAGAGGTATATAATGGACTAAGCGTTTTACCTTACGATGGAGGAACATATGTTCAAGCTCCATTTGAAGATTGTGATGAAGAAACTTATGAAAATATGCTCTCATTGCTGAAAAACGTTGATTTAGATCTAATTACTGAAACAACAGATGAAACAGATTTGTCTGGTGAAGTCGCCTGTGGCGGCGGAGCATGCGAAATTTTTTAACAAGGAGTTAATATGCGTGAACAATTAGAAGGCATCATCAAAGAGTTGCAAGAAGTTCTGGCTGAGCTTGATAAAGTCGAAGCTGGAAGCTATGGATTCAAATCCGCAGCGCCTCGAGCAAGAAAAACTTTGATGGAAGCATCGAAGGGTCTGAAAGATCTGAGAACTGAAGTTCAAGAAAAAAAGAAAGCGCACGAAGAAAAGTAAACTTTTCCTCTTGACAAACCCCCGAAAACGTGTTATACTATATGTATAACACGTTTTTTTATTATGGAGGTAATATGCAATTTGAACCACACAATCGCCACCTTTGGGTGGAACTAATCGAAGAAGAGACATCTGAGGATGCTCCCCTCTTCATTATGCCTGATGAATACAGGCCGCCACAATCACCTTATGTCACTTGCAAAATCCTTGCTATGGCATGTGATTGCTCAATTCCTTTAGATGTCGGAGACAAAATCATTGTTGATAGAACAACCCTACAGGACATAAAAGCGAATCTTGACACTATTTACCTTGTTCAAGAAAACTATGTCTACGGGAGAATTGTTGATGAGGTTAACGGGTGGTAAGCTGAGAAGCTTGATTTTAGAGGTCTTAGAAGAAGCAGATCGAATCCAACAGCTAGATGAAATGGATATTGGAGAACTCTCCAATCTTGACAGATGCTTTGGATCTACTCACTTTCTGAGAACATGTATGATTGGTGATGACCAGTTCTACCTGAAGGTTTCTGATTCTTGGGACTTCGAGAATAAAGAAGATAAAACTCTACAAATCGCAGTAGAATATCTTGCTTACAAAATTTACCAACTTTATCCCGATTCAGCGGTACCAAGCCAAGTTCACCTAGTGTCTGATCCAGCCAATAGGCAACTTGGCCTTGCTACTCAAGCAGCCACTGGTGTTGCAGGAGGAAATGTTGTAAACTCTAATCCTCCAAGTTCTTGGGCAGAATCTGTTTCTGGTGGAGCCATGGTGGATGTCTTTTTGGCAAACCATGATGTGGCAAATCTAGACAACTTTGTTGTCAACACAGACGACAATACAGCAACTCGAATCGATCCCGGTGGCTCCATGACATTCCGTGCCATGGGAGCAAGAAAAGGTCGTAGATTCTCTCCGAGAGGTGGAGACATTCCAAGAATGTTAGATCCAAACGAGAGAGGAGCAGGACGACTTATGTCAAAGATGAATATGCAAAAAGCATGTTCTGAATTCTTAACAGTAGATTGGCCAACAATCTCCGCTAGAATTGATGAAGTTCATGAAGAAGCAAAGCAGGAAATGATAAATGCTGGCTTGAACGAAGAAGCATCGGCATGGGATCGAGAAGTTGAAGAAATCAAAAGCATATTAGAATCAAGGCATGTAAAAGTTCTTGAGCACTGCAACGAAACACTAAGAGTCATTAAGGGATTATAAAATGAAACTAACAACACTTAAATTGAAAAAACTGATCAACGAAGTCCTTCAAGAAGAAGGTAAGAAAGAGCGCATCATGAAAATGTTGCGAGGCCAAGACCCGCAGGTTCGAACTGTTGCAATCATGTCAGGACAAAACCCAATGGCTTCAGCAGTCGGCGCAGGCGTCAATGATCAATTGCAAGCAGGTCTTGAGTCAGATTTGAGACAAATGGGTTACCAATTTGAACGTATTGGCGGAATCTTCGAGGG